CGTCTTAAAAAACTTGAAGCCAAAAATGTCATTCTTCAGAAAAAGATTGAATTGGGTATGACCCAGAACAAGTGTTATTTCTGGAAACCTTGGCCCCACCAACAAAGAATCATTGATCTTATCAGAGAAGAAAAGAAAATATTATTGCTTCAAGGAGCGAACAGAGTTGGTAAATCAATTCTTGGAGTAAATATTGTTGCGGCAATATGCCTTGGGTTAGAACCCTGGACGAGAGAAAAACCGACGTGGGTTCCAACCCCCCCATGCAAAGTAAGAATTGTTGGGGTTGAGTGGGAACATCAAATCCGTGAAGTAATTATTCCTGCCTTGCGTGAATGGTTGCCACAGGGAGAATATGAAACTCGCAAAAACAATGTTGGTGTGGACGCATATTTTCAATTCAAGAATGGTAGCACGATAGAACTTTTGACCCATTCTCAGGACACAAAAGCCCATGAAGGCTGGCGTGGAAATATGGTCTGGGCAGATGAGCCGATACCCCACGATAAGTATGTAGCCAATCTCCGTGGTCTTATTGACACTTCAGGAATTTTTCTTATGACGATGACCGCAATGTATGAAAATTATATTTTGGATGAAATAGTAAATTCTGGAAATTCATCGGTCGGTTGCGTTTTGGAAATTCCAATGAGGGCAAATCCACTTCTGAAGCAAGAAGACATTGATACTTTCAGCAAGGGTTTAACAGATGAGGAAAGGGAAGTCAGAGTTGCGGGAGGATGGTTGCAAAGACAAGGTTTGGTTATCAAAAATTTTAATAACATGAAAGACAAAATCATTGTGAATGATTTCAAAATTCCCCCTGATTATCCTGTCATTGTTTGCATAGATTTGCATTTGAACAAACCCCAGGCAGTTTCCTTTTTTGCGTGGGATCAGTACGACCGAATATATGTCTTTGATGAAATTCTGGAAAACATTTCTCCTTCAGAATTGGCAGATGAAATCATCCGAAGAAAATCATCCCAAAATTTGAGACTGAAAAGGGCGTTTATAGATCCTATCTCCAAGGGAGACAGTGCCTATGTAAAAAACCGTTTTGGGAATGTTGAGGATAGTTTTCAAATCATCGAGAAGAAATTACGACCTCATGGAATTTCTCTCGAATCGGCGTCTAAAGATAAAGAAAGTGGGGTTAGAAACATCCAGTCCCGAATCAGTGGTGTGAATGGTGCCCCTTCTCTATATTTTTGTGAGAAGGCAAAGCGAACCATTTGGGAAATCCAGAGACTAAAATTCGATGCAGAAGGGCGGCCAGAAAAGGTCAATGATGATATGTTCGAAAATTTGTATCGCGCTACCCTATCTGGAACTAAGTATGTCGATCCAAAACGATATACCAAAGAATTGAAGTACAAATATAAGTCTCAAGGGATTGTGTAAGGAATTGTATAAATAAAGCAGGAGAACTAAATGGCCGCAAAAAAAGATATTCATTTTTACCTAAAGAAGATAAAGAAGATAAAAGATGGAATGCAAATACTTACGGATAACAGGGTAAACGCCCTAAAATTTTACCGCTGTGACCCAGAGATTTTGGAATCCCGTGAAGGACAGAGCAATGCTACAACAACCGATTTACAGGATGCTATAAACTGGGTTAAGCCGTCTCTACTTGAAATATTCACCGCATCGGACTCCATCGCTTCAATAGAACCAGCCAGCGAAAAGGATGTTCCCGCCGCAGATCAAATGAACCTTTTGGTTAATCAGCAACTCCAGCAGAACAATAATTGGTTCCTTGTTATGAATGATTGGATTGACTCTGCACTTTTGATGAAATTTGGCGCGATAAAATACCAATGGTTTGTTGATACGCAGGTTATCAACAAAGACTATGAAGGTCTGACAGATCAGGAATATCAGGCAAAATTGAATGAAGAAGGCGTGGAAGTGGTTGCTCATACAGAGAGAATCTTGAATCAACAACAAGTTTTTCAAGCATTGCAGATGGGAATGATGCCCCCGCCCCCAATCAAAGAGCATGATATATCAATAAAGAAAACATCTTCAGATGAATATCCTCTTATTGAATCAGTTCCTCCCGAAGACCTTGGTTTCCCTATAGACGCACGTGACTTATCAAAAGTGGCTTTCATGTATCATCGAATCCAATATGAAAAGTGGGAATTTATCAAACAATTTGGCAAATCTGACATAGATGATTTAGAAAATCTGAAAGATGACAAGTCTGGGGAATCTGAAGTTTCAAAAGAAAGATTGTCCGACCTTGGTGGGAAAGATTTCTTTTACGATTCTGAGAAGAGTGAATTTATCGTATATGAGTGTTACGTCCGAGATTCAGAAACAGGAGATGCGAAAATAGTTTATATTTGCGGCGACAAACTCTTAAAAGAGATGCCCAACAAATATATTAAACCCCCTTTCGTTATTATCTCTCCAATCAAAATATCACATCGAATAATTGGATATTCTCTTTATGATTTATTGAGAGAAGTTCAATTATTGAGAACGGCCATGCTTCGCCAGATCATGGACAATTTGTACTTCGCAAACAATCGCAGATATTTTGGCGATACCAACAGAATAAATGTTGATGACTATCTTAATAACAACTTCCCTGGTGCCTTGATTCGTGTAGACGGAGACCCGAACACGGTCGTTATGGCAGAGCAGAAAGCACCATTGCCAAATGAAGTATTCACCTTTTGGGAAATGCTTCTTACCGAAAAGGATTATCATTCTGGTATCCCAAGGAGTTTCCAGGGAGTTGAAAAAAATGAATTGAACAAGACTTGGCGTGGAGCTTCAGGACAAATTGCTCAAGCTGCACAAAGAGTAAAATTAATGGCACGAATTATTGCTGAAATGGGTGTCACAGAACTCGTATCGGATATCATCGACCTGAATACCTTATTTTTGAAAAAGAAAACCTCCGTGAAATATCTGGGGAATTGGGTTGACATTGACCCCGATACGATTATTGGAAATTACAACGTGGTCGTAAATGTCGCTTTGGGTGATGAAAAATCTCAAACGATAACTTTCATGCAACAGTTACTTGGGTTATACGGACAACTATCAAAATCAGGTGCGAATGTTGTTTCACCAATTAACGTCTTCAATGCCATGAAAGAGTTGGTTAAGGCTATGGGATTTAGAAATGTTCAAGATTTTGTAACCTCTCCAAGTGTTTATGACGGGTTGAAAAATCTATTAGCAATGATTGCACAGAAGGGAATGATTCAAGACCCACAAATTGCGCAATTGGCGGAGCAAGTTGGTATTGGCTTTGGGTTGATACAACCACCTCCACCAGGGCAACCGCCTCCAGGAAAAGGGGCAAATGGTGGGCAACAATTTCCAGGACAACAACCGCCAGTTATGCCAGCATTGCCAGCAAATTCACAAAATCCTGTGGTTACACCAGACGCATTAGGATTTTTCGGGTAATTGATATAAATAAAGGGAGAGCGTATGTTTGATTGGTTAAGAAAGATTTTTGCGAAAGAAATTGTATTGGAAGATTTAATTCCATTTTCTCCAATAAACGATGCTTTATCCCCGATAGAAAGGGGAAATAAAGCAAAGGAATTGCTTGAAAATCCAGTTTTCAATGAAGCAATAAATACATTGGAGATAGCAGCAATAAAGGTTTGGGAAGAAACAAAGGTTGGAGAAGTTAAAGAAAGAGAATTTATTTTCCAACACATAAAAGCACTCAAGCAGATTAAAGATATTATAAACCGTTATGCCAATGAACTTTTATTGGAACGGAGAATGAAGGAGAATAAAGAAAAAAAATAACAACACGACAAACTGTTTAACCTGATCCGTTAAACAGGGAAGAAGTTCTGAGAAGGCGGCAAGTTAGTGCTAACTCACTCTTGCCGTCTTTTTTTTGTCTCAAAGCTGTGCCGCAATCCAATGGAACGGCAAGGAGAATATATGGACGGTAAAGAATTAGAAGATTTTGTTTCATCAATTGACAAGGAACCCACAGAGGCAATCCTTTTTGATGAAACGCCCACTGATCAACCAACTCCCGAAGATGAGAGCGCGACCCCAAAGGAAGCGGAACCCCAAGATAAGGAAGTTGTCAAAGACAGTGTTGCCCCTGTTGGCGAAGGCAAGAAAACATATTCGCCAGAAG